GATGTTGCTGCAAATGCTGCCGTTGAAGGTGCTGATATTTCTTATGGAACTATGGCTCCAACTGTATTAGAAAATAACCACACTCAAATTTCTACTAAAGGAATTCAAGTTACTGCAACTAACGAAGCTGTAACTTCTGCTGGAAGAAATAATGAGATGGCTTACCAAGTAGCTAAAGCTGCAAAAGAATTAAAAAGAGATATGGAAACTGCTCTTTTATCTAATGTTGCTAAATCTGCTGGTAATGCAACAACTGCAAGAAAACTAGGTGGATGTCCAACTTGGTACGAAACTAATGTTGATGCAGGTGCTGGTGGTTCTGGTGCTGGTAATGGTGCTATAAGAACAGATGGAACTCAAAGAGCTTTTACTGAAGATCAGTTAAAAGGTATTTTAGTTAGCTGTTACAATGAAGGCGGAAACCCTAACATGATTATGGTAAATGCTTTCAATAAACAGAAACTATCTGGCTTTACAGGTGGTTCTACTAGATTTGACGCTGCTGAAGATAGAAGATTAATTACTTCTATTGATGTATATGAGTCAGACTTTGGAACTATGCAAGTATCACCAAACAGATTTATCAGAGGTGCAAATGCTACCGCTGCTAAAGTTGGACAAGATGCTCACATCCTAGATATGGAATACTGGGGTGTTTCTTTCTTAAGAGATTTTGCTCTACAAACACCTGCACAAACTGCAGATGCTGACCAAAGATTTATGGTTGCTGAGTACACTCTTGAGTCAAGAAATGAAAAAGCAAGTGGTTTAATCACAGATTTAACTACTTCATAATAATTAATTTGGTGGGGGAGAAATCCCCCATCAATCAAACTAACAATTTTGTTTGGTCTTTGAAGTCAATGACGGAACGAAGCAAATAAAGGATAAAAAATGAGAACACTAAACGACTATTTTATAACTGCTAAGATTGCTAATATTTCTACTGCTGGTTCAACTTTTGTAGCTGTACCTGATGGTGGAAGAATTATTAAAATCTTAACTTCAATCAAAAATGCTATTACTACAGCTGACGCTGCATTATCATTTGAAATTGGTGGAACTGCTGTAACAGGCGGTGGCATAACAGTAACTCAATCTGGCTCTGCTGCTGGTGATGTAGATACTGCTGAACCTACTGCTGCAAATACAGTAAATGAAGGTGATGCTATCGAAATGATTACAGATGGTGGTTCATCAACTACTTGTGAATGTCAAGTAACATTTGTGATAAGAAGATAATAATATATAATTAATATGGGGGGATCTTGCCTAGCGGTATTTCTCCCCTTAAAATAATTTAAGGAGAAAACTATGAGTTTTAATTATGGATTAAGACCTACTACACATCAAGGTAAAACAAGTGATGGAACATCAGCACAATCTGCTGCATTTGGATCACAAACTGAATATGTAAGAATAGCATCAACTGCTGATGTATATATTTTATTTGGTGCAAACCCAACAGCTTCCTCTACTGCGGATTCTTCAAGTATATTTATACCTGCTGACCAACCTGAAATTTTTAAAGTTTCACCTGGTGAGAAAGTAGCTTTTATTGGTACTGCTGAGATTTCTATTACTGAAATGAGTGCTTAGTGGCTAAACAAAAGTTTGTTCACTTTGTTCCAAGAGATCAACCTAAAAAAAGACCAGGTTGTCATAAAAAATCTCAGAACAAATCAGAGTGCAGACAAAAAAAACAAACAAGATATAAAGGTCAAGGCAGATGAAAAAAGATACAGTTGTTGATGGTTTAAAAAAAGAAACCTTTTCATTAGATGAAATGGAAAAGAAAATTGTTGTAAATGAAGAAGTTAATATAGATCCTCATTTAAAACATAATAAAATATTATTAAATCAAGATGATGGTTATTCTAAATCAAGAGATTTAAAAAGAGTAGCTTCTATTCCAACTTTAGCTTTAAGTGTTTGGGCAAAAGAGTATAATGGAGATGGTAATTGGTTTGCACTTCCTAAAGAAGTTCAAAGTAAAATATTAAAAACAAAATTAAATAGTAATGAGTTTAAATATTTTAGAACCGCAGAAGGTAAAATATAATGGCACTTGCAACATATTCAGATTTAAAAACATCAATAGCTAACTGGTTAAACAGATCAGATTTAACAACTGAAATATCAGAAGATTTTATTGTTCTTGCGGAAAAAGATTTTAATTCTAAATTAAGAATTAGAAAAATGAACGCAACTGATAGTTCTTTTACTATTGATGCAGAAACCAAAGCATTACCAAGTGGGTTTTTACAAGTAAGAGATTTTTATATTTTACAAGGTGGAACTAAATATGCTTTAAAATATATAACTCCAGCTCAAATGGATCAAATAAAAGGTGGTTCAACATCTGGATTACCAGTTACTTTTACAATCTTAGGGGATAACTTTAGATTTGCACCAACACCTGATAGTTCTTACACAGGGGTTATAAATTATTACAAAGAGTTTGATGCTTTATCAGATTCAAATACTACAAATTATATATTAACTAATCATCCTTCAATTTATCTATATGGTTCTTTATACCATGCAGCTAACTTTCTAGGTGGTATTGAACCAAGACAAGTTCAACAATGGCAACAACAATATGCTACCTCACTTGAAAGATTAGAGAGAAATGATAGAGAAGATCAATATGGAAATGCACCTTTACAACAAAGAGGCGATGTAACTGTTTCAGGTTCATTTAATGATATATCTAAATTTGTAACAAATAATAACCAATAGGAGAATAATGCAAATACCTTTTGGAGAATGGCTACCTGACCAACCAGAACATAATAATCCTGGTGCAAACATTGCTAACAATGTGTATTTTGCAAGACAATCTTATAAAAGATTTCCTTCATTAGTTAATTATTCAACAAATAATATTGGTGATGACAGTAGAGGAGCTGGTTCTTTCAGAGATAACTCTAATACTGTATTTAATTTTGTAGCAAATAATACAGACATCTATCAATTAGATGGTGGTGCTTTTACTTCAAGAAAAGGAAGTTTAACAGGAACAGATACTGACTTTTGGACATTCACACAATTTGGTAATTATGTCATTGCAAGTAATGGTGTAGATGCACCTCAATATTATTTAATGGGTACATCAACTAACTTTGCAGATTTATCTTCAATTGGAACAAGTGGTACAGTTCCAAACTTTAAAGTTTCAGGTGTGATTAGAGATTTCTTAGTTACAGGAAATCATTCTAACGCATCTAATAGAATACAATGGTCAGGTATTAATGATATTACAACTTGGGCAGCTGGAACTAAACAATCAGACTTGCAAGACCTACCAGGATCAGGTGGACAAATAACTCACATAACATCTGGAGAAATTTCTTATATCTTTAGACAAAACCAAATAATTCGTATGGACTATGTTGGTGGTGCAACAGTATTTAGACTTTCAGTTATATCTCCTAATAGAGGAGCTGTTTATGGAAGAACAGTTTGTCAAGATAATCGTAGAGTATTTTTTTATGCAGACGATGGTTTTTTTGAAATTAATGGAGATCAAGTTATTTCAATTGGTGCAGAAAAAGTAAATAGATTTTTTGATACAGATTTGAACAAAGCATTTAGTGATAGAATATGTGCAGCGGTTGATCCATTTAATCAATTAGCTTTATGGTTATATCCAAGTGCATCCGATACAGCTAATACAACTGGTATCTGTGATAAAGTTTTAATTTATAATTATGCAACTCAAAAATGGTCAACTGCTGAAGCTAGTGCTAGTACAATTTTTTCACAATTTGTTGGTGCTTACACAGTTGAATTAATGGATATTATATCTGGAAACTTGGATCAGATTAATATTGCATTAGATACAGATTTTTGGAATGGTGGACAATTATTATTAGGTGCAATAGATAATAATTATAAAGCATCTATTTTTTCAGGTACAGATAATATTGGTGAGATAGAAACTTCAGAATTAGAGTTGTTTCCTGGACTAAGATCGAATATAACAGGTATTAGACCAATTGTTGATGCGGAAGCTACAGTTACAATTTCTACAAAAGATAAACTTGCTGATAATCCAACTGTATCAAATGTATCAAGTATGAATACATCAGGTATAAATCCAGTAAGACAATCTGGTAGATATGTTAAAATTAATGTAAAAATACCTAGTGGTGGAGTTTGGAAAGATGCTCAAGGAATTGATCTAGTTGCATCAAGAGGGGGGTTGCGATGACAGATAAAACTGATATAGATAATGTTAGATACAGTTTTGAAACTCAAGAGTTCTTCCAAAGACAAATTGAAGAAGCTATTAACACATTGGTAAATGAAAAAAACCAAGAAAACAATAAAGCATACGCTTGGTTTATAGGAGATTAAAGTGGCAGGAATAAAAGATTACTCAACAACACAGATAAATAATTCAGACTTAAATGGTATTTCAGTTGCAGAAGGGATGTTACCATCTAACCTAAACAATGCCATTAGAGCATTGATGAAAAATACTAGAGAATGGTTTAACGATTCTCAATGGGTAGAGTATGGTGATGGAGATGCAGCTTATACAGCAGCTTATGCATCAGCAACTTCTTTTACAATAGCTGGTGTTGATGTAAGTGCAATCTGCCCCGAAGGTAGAAGAATTAAATTAATTGCTAGTACACCAGGTACAATTTTTGGAACAATTAGTTCATCATCTTTTTCAACAAATACTACAGTTAATGTAACTTGGGATAGTGGTTCATTATCTAATGAAGCAATAGACAATGTTTATATTGGTGCTTTATCTAAAACAAATAATTCTATTCCAACAGGTGTAATTGCTACTGCAACTTTAGCAGATGGTTCAGTTACTACAATTAAGATTGCTGATAGTGCAGTTACTACTGCAAAGATAAATGATGCTGCTGTAACAAATGATAAACTTGGTGCAGATTCTGTTAATGGTTCTAAGATTGCAGATGACAGCATAAATTCAGAACATTATGTTGATGGTTCAATAGACACAGCTCACATTGCAGACTCACAAATTACAACTGCTAAAATTACAAACTCAAATGTAACTACTGCTAAGATAGCAGATTCAAATGTAACAACAGCTAAAATTGCTGCTGATGCAGTTGATGGAACTAAAATAGCTGACGATAGTATTAATAGTGAGCATTATGTGGATGGTAGTATT